TCCTCGATCTTGTCCCACACGGGCCGGTTGTCGCCGGACACGGACTGGCCGAAGTCGAAGGTGGCCAGCCGGGCCAGCCAGCGGGCGTACTGCACGTGCACGGGCTGGTCCAGGCCGTAGAGCTTCTCCAGCCGGGCGCGGGCCTCGGGCGTGACCTGGGGGTTCATGGTGGTCTGGAGGTCCGTGGGCGAGCCCGGGGCCAGGTGGATGACCCAGAAGCTGACCACGGTGATGCCCAGGAAGACCACGGCGACCCAGACGGTCTTGAGGAGCAGGCGGCGCAGGATTTTGGGCATGGCTGTCCGGTGTTTGGGGGCCCTGGGCGAGGGCCGGGAATCCCTGGGAACGCTTGTACGCCAAGCGGGCGGCCGAGGCAATGCGCGGTCCGGCGCAAGGCCCTGGAAAAAAAGTGCGCTTTCGTGTTGACAACCCGGGGGCTGTTGGCTAAACACACCTTCTGCCATGCGAGTGGGGCTGTAGCTCAGTTGGGAGAGCGCTTGAATGGCATTCAAGAGGTCAAGAGTTCAATTCTCTTCAGCTCCACCACGAAAGAACAAGGGCTTCGGGTAGTTACCGAGGCCCTTTTTCTTTGCCCAGAGACCGGCATCAGGTTCCGTGTCCGTATATATGTCCGCCGCTTCCGACAAGCCGTTATTATAGGGGGACAGCCAACTTGAGAACGGGCTGAACACCACAGTTGGGTCGGCGGAATATCGGCGGAATGTAGGCGCGACGCGGGCTATGAGGTATTCGAGCGCGCCGAACCAGGCCAAAAGAACAAGTTGAGAACGGCGGCCCAAAAACGGGCCGGATTTGCACGAGACTTGAGAATAAAACCCCGCAGATTGCGCCTGGACAAGCGCAAAACGTGGGGTCTTTTTTTATTTCGAAAATTGCGCCTGGGCGGTTCTCAAATCACGGTGCTAATCTTCAATCTTATATAAATTTCCTCGGCCGCCGTAGGGCGAACCATAGGAAGGACCATACTGATTGGAACGTCCGTAACCGGAGTCGTATGGGTCATTATACCCAGGCTGGCCGGTGTAAGGGTTAGTATTTCCTTTGGTGGACCAGTTATTATATTGGTTCCCATCCGGATCTGACCTGTAGTGCGGCTGAACATAGGTGCCATCCTTCCGGTAGTATCCCTTCACATAAGTATCCCCGGCGACGGCTGACGACACAAAAAGGATGAAGGAAAAACATGCTGCGATAAATAGCGTTTTCATATTCAACCTCCCTCTTTGTATTGCTTAACCTACGCAAATATCATCATTTCAATTCTCTCCCTACCCAGATCACATGCCCAATAATACGCACGCCGTCGGCCAGGTCCTGGCGGGCATCAACCTCAATAGGCGGATAGGCCGGATTCGCGCTTTTGAGCACGAGCTTGCCTGGCAGGAAATCTATCACCTTAATATAGACAGCGTCCTCAATGCCTACAGCGTAGACCTGACCCGGCTGCGGCTGGGCCTGGCTCTGGTCAATGAGAACCACGTCGCCGTCCTCGATCTTGGGTTCCATGGAATCACCGGCAACACGCATCATCACCATGCGCGCCGGGTTTCCCCTGCGGCTCAAGAAGCTCGAGCGGAAAGCGTAGAGACCATCCACCTCATCGCTGGTCTCGAAGGAACCCGTGCTGGCCGCAAGTCGCGCCTGGACCATAGGGACCAGTACCAGCTCGGTGTCGCATGTGCAAAGGCGGGCTGCCCCTGGCTCGCGAGATCCGACCTTCTCCTCACCGGTTCCGAAGAAAAGCCAATCCGCGCTAACGCTGAATCTTTCCGCGATCTTCTTAACCCACGCCCCTGGTATTTGCTGCCGCTTGCGCGCCGCGGCGACTGATGGTGGCTTGATTTCCAGGATTCTCGCCAGCTCAGAATCGCTCCTCGCGCCGGACGCGGACATGAGCCTGGCGAGACAGTCCTCAAATTTCGTACTTCCCACGACGAACTCCGAAATGAACTCCGAAATTGCCGCGAGCCATAAATCCAGTCTATTTAGTTCGTTAGCTAAAATTTAAGAAAAATAAACTCCGAAATAAATTTTAGCTTGCAAACATTAGACTGAACCTATAAAACGGGCTTGCGGGCGGTAAACGACACCTTCACAACGTTGACCTTATCCGGCCCGCGCAACCGGGTCAACGTCCGGCGCTTGTAGAGATCGGACGTTAACCCAGCACCTGAGCGGACGGCGAGGCCATGCTGAAACAGCTTTCCCTCCTCGACGACATCCCAGGAAGTCTGGCCGGGCTGATCCCGGCGGTCCGTGCCGCGATGAACCGCGCGGCCGGGGCCGATCCCGAGGGCCGCAAGCTCCTTGTGGACAGGCTCAACGACCTGGCGGCCCAGGCCGGGATCCGGCTCACCCAGGGCAGCGCCAAGGCGATCTCAAAAGACACACTGGACAAGTGGCTGGCTCCCACGGACCGGGAGCACACGCCGTCGCTCCTGGCCGTGGCCGCGTTCTGTGTGGCCACGGGGAACCAGGAGCCCTTGCGCGTCCTACTGCGTGGCCTTGGTTTGGACGTGATGACGGCCGAGGACCGCATGATGCGCGACTATGGCCGGGCCTGCGTGGCCGAGCGCGAGGCCAGAAAGAGAAAGCGGAGACTGGAGGAAGGGATATGAGCAGGAAACCGCAGCCCGGAGTGCGGTTGCAGTGCGGCGCGGCGCGGTTCCGCGTCCGGCGTCGCATCCAGGAGCACCTCGACCATCTCGGCCTGGATCAGGCGGACGTGGCTCGCAAGGCCGGGGTGAACAAGTCCCTGGTCACGGCGACGATCAGCGGCTGCAAGCACAGTCCGAAGGTGCTGGGGGCGCTGCGCGACCTCGGGGTGCCGGAGAAGTATCTGTGCGACCCCACCAGGGTCGAGGCTGAAGCCGACAGAAAGGTGGCGTGAGACCGTGGCCACCATCAAAGAAGCATACACCGCGGCCGAACTGGCCGTATTCCTGGGGCAGACCGAGCGCGCCCTCCAGATCCGCGCCAAGCGCGAGTCCTGGCGGTCCCGGCCACGCGCCGGCCGCGGCGGTGGGCGGGAATGGCTGGTGGCGTCCATGCCCTCGGAGACCCAGGCGGCCCTCACGTTGGCGCTGGCCAAGACGGCCGAGGCCGCGGCTCCAGCCGTGCGCGGCCGGTCCGCCGACGTGGGTGGTCCCGGACTGGGCCTTCCGCCTGGCCAAGGCCCGATTCCGGCTGGTGGCCGAGTGGCGGGCCTACACCGCCGCCCAGATCAAGCAGGGCCGCAGGACCCGCGAGGCCACCGAGGCGTTCCTGCTGGCCTACGCCTCGGGCCAGTATCTGCCGCAGATCCGCGAGATCGTGGGGGACGTGAGCCTGCCCACGCTTTACCGCTGGGACAAGGCGCTGCGCGATTCCGGCCAAGACCTGGAAGCCCTGGCGGACCGCCGGGGCGGCTGGTCCAACGGCCGCAAGAAGGGCCTGGGACGGATCAGCGAGGAGGCCCAGCGGGCCTTCCTGGCCGCCTATCTCGTGGACACCAAGCCGAGCCTGATGCTGGCCTGGAAGAGCATGGAGCTGGCGCTCAAGCAGCGGGGCCTGGAGGTGCCGAACTACGCCTCGGTGCGCCGGTTCTTCCGGCGCTTCGACTCCTACCACCACGACCTGGTGGTCTTCCAGCGCGAGGGGCTCAAGGCCCTGGAGGACAAGGTCGGGCCCTACCTCTCCCGCGACGACAGGATCCTTCAGGTAGGCGACGTGCTCGTGTCCGACGGCCACCGCATGAACTTCCAGGTCATCAACCCCGAAACCGGAAAGCCATGCCGCATGACCCTGGTTGGCTGGCAGGACTGGGCCAGCCGCATGTTCGTGAGTTTCGAGATCATGCCCGAGGAGAACACGCAGGCCATCGCCTCCTCGCTGTTCCGGGCCATCCAGAACCTGGGCCGCAAGCCCAAGGCCGTGTACCTGGACAACGGCCGCGCCTTTGACAACGAGTACTTTTCCGGCTCCGCCGACATGGGCGGGCACGACGGCCTGTACCTGAGCCTGGGCATCCAGGTGCTGCACTCCGCGCCCTACGTGGCCCGGACAAAGATCGTGGAGCGCTGGTGGGGCGACTTCGACCGCCAGTGCTCCCGGCTCATGGACAGCTACGTGGGCGCCAGCATCGACGACAAGCCCGCGCACCTGCACCGCAACGAGACGTGGCACAAGGAGCGCCATTCCGGCCAGGTGCCCACCCTGGAGGAGGCCAAGAAAGTGGTGGCCGCCTTCGCCTTGTGGAAGGCGCAGCAGCCGCACCCCTCTCGGCCCGGGAAGACGCCTCTGGAACTGTTCAACGCGGGCCGGGGACCCGGCTTCAACGAGGACGAGCTTGCGGCCCTCTCCCGCCAGTTCCTCTACAAGAGGAAGGTCACGCCCACCCGCTGCCGGATCCGGATGCTCGGGATCGAATTCGAGGCCGGATGCCTCTACGGCATCAACAAGCAGCTCACCGCCTACTATTCCTATTCCGACCTGTCGCAGGTCTGGCTGTACGACGAGGAGCACCTCCTGGGCACGGCCAGGCCGGTGACCACGGTGCACCCGGTGGCCGCGCTCCTGGGCAACGAGTTCGATCTGGAGCAGCTCCGCAGCAAGCAGAAGGAGCACACCCGTCTCAAGCGCGACACCGTGAAGCTGGCCTCGCAGATGGCTCCGGCCGCAGCCGGCGTGCTGCACCAGCTGCCGCACATGCGGCCGGTATCCGAGCGGCGCACCCCGCTCCAGGCCCAGGGCAAGAAACCCCAGGCTCTGCCCGCCGAGCCCGTGCTGACCACGGCCGAGCGCGAGCGGATGGAAGACGCCCGGCAGAAGGCCCTGGACGCCGCGGCGTCGCGCCCGGCTTACGAGCGGCGGGCGGCGTTCGCCAGCCCCCTGGAGCGCTACGCCTACCTCTTCGACGTGGAGGTGGCCCAGGGCCTGGCCCTCACTCCCGAGGATGCGGCCTGGGCGCGCAAGTACGAGCAGAGCGACGAGTACCGCGAGGCTGCGGCCCCGAGATTCGAGGCCCTGCGCCGCGTCTACCGCAAAACCGCAACCGCTTAGGAGGTCACGATGCGCAAAGGGATTTTCATCGAAACCGAGAACGTGATCCGGTTCCGGGCGGTGATGCGCCAGGCCCTGGACACGGAGCGCGGCCGGCCCGGAATGGTCTGTGTCTGGGGCGCGGCGGGCCTGGGCAAGACCCTGGCCGCCGAGCAGCACTACGCCCAGCACGGGGGGGCCTACGTGCGGGTCTGGGAGGACTGGACCCAGCAGGCCATGCTCCAGGCCATCTGCTACGAGCTGACCGGGGCCCGGCCGCACGGTGCGGACCGTTGCAAATGGGCCATAGTCGAGGCCCTGCGCGAACAGCCCCGGGTCATCTACGTGGACGAGGCGGACCGCCTGCACATCAAGCGGATCGAAGACCTGCGTGACATCTACGTGTACACCGGCACCCCCATCGTGCTCATCGGCGAGCCCGGCCTGCCGGTGAAGCTCACGGCCCGCGACCGGGTGGATGACCGCATCCCGGACGAGCTGCGTGTGGATTTTCAGGGGATCACGCCGACGGACGTGCTGCTTTACGCCCAGGAGGCTGCCGGGCTGACCCTCACTCCCGAGGCCTGCGCCCTGGTGGCCAAGACCACCAAGGGGAATTTCCGGCGCGTCCACAACATGCTCCTGAGCCTGGAGCAGGCCGCCGCGGCCGCCGAGACGGCCGAGGTCGATGCGGCCATGGTCCGGGGGCTGCGGTGAAAACCTTCGACATGACCCGCCTGCGCGACGTGATCCTGGGTCTGACCGAGGGCGGCGCGCGCCCGGTCACGAACGCCCTGCTCTTCCAGACCCTGGGCCTTAATGACGAGGCCGGGAAGCGCCGCCTGTACCGGCAGATCCAGGACATGGCCAACCGGGGCGAACTGGTGCGCACGGGCCGTGGGGAGATGCGTTACGACCCCAACGCCGCGTCCGCGCGCCACGGGAAGCTCTACGAGCGGATCTGGCGGGCGGTGCGGGCCAAGCAGCCCGGCTTCTCGGTGGGCGACATCGCCCTGGTGACTGGAGCGGGCAAGAATCACGCCTACAAGTACCTGCGCTGGCTGGAGGCGCAGGGCTACCTGCGCCGCCATGGCAAAAATGGCAACTCCGTGCTCTACGCCGCCACCGGCCGGGCCCGGGAGCGCCGCGAAACGCCCTACCCGCCCGCCGGGATCCAGGACGCTTTCGAGGCGGAGCGCAACGCCGCCTGCCGCCTGGTGCGCCTGCTCATGGAGCGGGAGCCGTCAGTGCTGCGCGCCCGGATCATGGAGAACTGCGCGGTCATCATGGACCGCTTCGGCAAGGACAAAACCGCCGGGCAGGCCCCGGCAGGAGGCGAATCATGATCAGCGAGAACATCGAAGGCGCGGCCCTCATGCTGCGCGGGCTGGCCGGACGGGTCGGCGAGCCGGAGTGGGAGGAGATCCGCAGCGCGGTCCGGGTCCTGGACCAGGCCGCCGAGGATGCCCAGAACATGGAAACCGGGGTGGCGCTGAGCGCCGTGGCCATCGGCCTCACGGCCGGGCCGCTGGCCGAAGCGTCCCGCGCGACCGAAGGATAGGAGGGGACATGGCGACGAGAATCAAGCCCCAGGCCCTGATCATCAACGACGTGAAGCAGGCGGACGAGGCCCTGGCCGAGCTGGCCGCCATCATGCGCGAGGTCGGGGAGATCGAGGCGGCCATGAACGCCATCATCGACGGGGCCAAGGACGCCGCGGCCAAGAAGTCCCAACCCATGCAGGATCGACGCAAGGAGCTGGAGGCGGCCCTGGCCACCTTCGGCAACCTGCGCAAGCCCGAGCTGTTCAAGGACAAGAAGTCCCTGGAGCTGAACTTCGGGATCATCGGGTTCCGCAAGTCCACGTCCCTGCGCACCAAGGCCAAGACCACATGGGCCGCGGTGCTGGAACGGCTCAAGGAGCTGGGTCTGACCACCGGGATCCGCACCAAGGAGGAAGTGGACAAGGACGTGCTGCGCGCCTGGCCCGAGGAGCGCCTGGAGGCCGTTGGCGTGCGCCGTGACGAGCGCGACGAGTTCTACGTGGAGGTCAAGCAGGAGGAGGTGGCGTCATGAACGAAACCGTTCCGGCCGCACCCGCCGAAGTGCCCATCTCCGCCGGACCCCAGGGCCGGGAGGGCCTGGCCCGGGCGTTGCGCGACGCCGAGGGACGGAGCCTCCAGTACCTGGGGCTCATCAAGCGCATGGGCGCCGCCCTGCGCCGGGCCGTGGAGGAGAACACCCTGCCGACCGCCATGCGCGCCGAGGCCACGGCCCTGGTGAGCCAGGCCGAGGCTGCCGGTTGCGGAGACGCCAGCGGACTGCGGACGACGGACCAGATCCGCATCAGCCAGCTGGCCGACCTGGCGCGGCGGCAGACCCGCTACATCGAGCAGCTCCAGGACAGCCGCGTGATCCCCCTGCACATGCGCGGCGAGGCCAAGCACCTGCGCTCGGAATCGGCGCGGCTGGTCCACCAGTAGGAGGCGCGTCATGCTCTGTCCCCAGTGCGGCGATGACAACAGCCGGGTCATCAAGACCCGGGCCAGCGAGAAGGAGAGCGCGATTTTCCGGGTGCGCGAGTGCTGCTCGTGTGAGCACGTCTGGCGCACCCGCGAGGTCGAGTTCAGGGACGAAAAACCCAAAGGAGACGCATTATGACCAAGGCAGACCTGATCGGCAAGGTGAGCAAGGCGACCGGCGTCCCGCAGACGGCCGTCGAGAACGTCCTGAACGCCCTGGGCGAAGTGGCCGCGTCCGAGCTGCGGCAGAGCGGCGAGATCCCCCTGCCGGGAATCGGCAAGCTCAAGATCAAGCAGCGCGCCGCCCGCGAGGGCCGCAACCCGCGCACCGGGGCCACCATCCAGGTGCCCGCCAAGAAGGCGGTGGTTTTCAGCGTGGGCAAGACGCTCAAGGAGACCCTGGCCTAGTGCGAAACCGGCCTCCTCTCTGCGGAGACGGGGGCCGGTCGTCCGGCGGTGGCGCGCCGGGCCTGATGAGCAGCCACAGGAAAAAAGCATGAAGGCCAACCGCTACTGCCCCATCCGCGACGAGCAGATCACGGCCGAGGAGTGCGCCGGGATCATCCTCAACGCCACCCAGGACACGCTGGACCAGTGCCTGGAGTGCGAGCACGGCAAGGCCAAGCGCGGCACGTCGCCCCTGGCCGCCGCGCCCCGGGTTGAGGAGATGCCGCAGCCCCCGCCCCGGCCCGACGTGGAGCCCACGCCGGTGGAGGGCTACGAGGCCGCCGAGCAGGCGAGCGCGCGCTCGAAGCCTCCTGTCGAGGTGCGGGTCCAGGTGGCCGAGAGCGTGGCCTCGGCCACGGGACTCCGCGAGGACCAGTGGGAGCGGCTGCCTGACGAGACCGCCTGGGAATACGTGAGCCGCTGCACCGGGATCGAGACCAAGAAGGCCCTCGCGCAAAAGATAAGGATCGCCCCGCCTACGTTATACTGGGGGCTCCAGCGCCTGGACCAGGATAAGAGCGCCGGGACTGTGCCCGACAAAATTTGCTCCAAATACCCGGCCATATCCAGGGCCGCGCTCGTGTCCGGCCCATCGGCCCGGGTCGCAGAGGACCACACCGAGGTCGGTGAGGGCGTGGACGAGGATATCCGTGAGGCCGAGACGGCCCAGCGCCAGGCCCTGGAATCCCCGGCGCAGCCGCAAGAGAGAGAGCCGAGGCCTGGCGAGGTGGCGCACCATCTACAGGAGCTGGCCCGGCTCCTGCCCGGCGTGAGGATCACGCTGGCGTGGGACTAGGGCAGCTCATCGCGGCCCTGCGCGAGCGGCTGCCCGGCGTGACCATCCCTTGACCCTGTAGTGAGGACCGCCATGCACAAGATCATGAAGCCCGGCCGTAAGTACTTCGTCATCAACACCGACGAGCCCTATGCGTCAGATGTCTACGCCATTCTGAAAAATGGTCAGATGGCCAAAGGGGCTTGGCCTGAGGGCGACATCACTTTTGAGGAATGGATGGCCAGGACCTGGCCGCCGCAGCCGGAACACGGCGCGGAGTTCGAGGACGCCATGCGCCGGATCCACGAGGCCGCCGGGACCCGAACCCAGGTGCAGCTGGCCGCTGTCCTGGATGTGCGCCAGTCCAGCATCTCGGACGCCAAGCGCCGCCGGAGCATCCCGGACGGGTGGCTGCTGGCCCTGTTACGGCGGCATGGGGTCAACCCGGAGTGGATCATGTCCGGCAGCGAGCCCAAGTATCTGCGGCAGGCGCAGTAACCATGCGCCTGCCCCTGACCCTCCACGCCGCGCGCCGGATGCACGAGCGCGACATCACCCTGCCCATGCTGGCGGCCGTGGTCTTGAGCGGCGAGGTGGAGCCGGGCATCCAGCCGGGCACGTTGTGCCTGTCCCTGTGCGGGCTGCGCGTGGTGGTCAGCCGGGACACCCATGCCGTGATCACGGTCCTGTTCCCCCGGCCCAGGGCCAAGCTCAACCCAAAGCGCTTGGCCAGGATCCCGGGGCAGCTCCGGCGGCGCGCCGAACGTGAAGCCCGGCGATGCTACCGGGCCAGGGATTGAGCATGGCCGAGCAGCGGCGATATTCGCGCCTGATTTGCGTCTGGGCAGGCGCAAAACGGGAGTGCAAATTAGAGTTGTTCCCGTCCGAGCAGTGGCCGGACGGCGCGCCCGGGCGCTTTCGGGTGCGCGTCAACCGCCGCTGGCTGGATGCTCCCGAGGGCGGGCGCATGTACCTGGACCAGGCGCAGGTGGGCGCGCTCCTGGCTGAGCGCCTGGGCGGCCCGGCTCTCCAGGACGGTGAGGTCCCGGACCTGCGGCGCGGACAGCCCGTGCGTGTGCCCAACGGCCGCCAGGCCGAGGACGGCTCGCCGCTCCACGACCTGACCCGAGTGGCGGGCGCGCCCATCCGGGGATTCGACGGCCGCTGGCACGTGCCGGTCGTGCTCATCGGCCGGGGCCTGGTCCATGTCCCGGCAACGGAAATTTTGCAGGAGAGATGAGAATGACGACCAACCTCCGCATGACCGATGGCCAGCGCCGCGGGCTCCTGGCCAAGGCGCACCACGGCAAGAAGCAGCTCGGCCTGGACGACGACACCTGGCGCGAGATGCTCCTCAATCTCTACGGCAAGCGCTCCTGCGCCGACCTCGCTGGCGTGGAGCTGGTCCGGCTCGTGGACCACCTGGCCAGCCGGGGCGCGGTGTTCACCTCGCGCACCGAGCCCCGGAACAAGCCGGGCTACCAGGTCAAGGCGTCCGGGCGGCGCTCGGACTTCTATGAAATTCCGTCCGGCCCGCGCGCCAGGGTCAAGCGGTACATCGCGGCCATGTGGCGCGACCTTGGATACGACATGGTGTCCCTGGACACCCGGGTGCAGCGCGAGTTCAGCGTGGACTCGTTCCGCTGGCTGGAGGACGAGGCGGCCTTGTCCCGGCTGGTGGCTGACCTGGAGAAGCGGCTCAAGGCCCGGGAGCGGACCGAGGCCAGGCAGGACGCCGAGTGAGCGAGGCCGACGACATCGCGGCACTGCGCAGCGAGATCCTGACGCGGTTCCACACGGTGCACCAGTTCTGCCGGGCAGTCCGGCAGCGAATCAACAGGAGCACGGTGTATATGGTGCTCTCGGGCCGGTACGGCGGCAACGTGCCCCGCCAGGTCGCACGGATCCGCGAGGTCCTGGCGGGCGGGGGCCAGGAGCAAAGGATGTTTGAGGCTATCAAGCGGGTGGCCTGCGGCCGGTGCAGGGTGCACGGGGCATGTTCCCGTTGCGACGATCTGTTCCGGGCCCAGGCAACAGCGGCGAAACAATCCATCGAATAGGAGCCGACCATGACCATCGCATCCCAGATCTCCACGGCCTCGTTCGCGGGCAACGGCGTGACCGTGAGCTTCCCGCTACCTTTCCGCTTCGTGTCCAATGCCGACGTGGCCGTGGTCCTGCGCAGCACGGACGGAACCGAAACCCTGCTCAGCGAGGGGACGGACTACGCGCTGTCCGGGGCCGGGGCCGCCTCGGGCGGGACCTGCGTGCTCGGGAGCCCGCCGCTGCCGGGCCAGACTCTGGTGCTGACCCGCGCCCCGCGCATCGTGCAGGAGACCGACTACCAGGAGAACGACGCCTTCCCGGCCGAGAGCCACGAGGCGGCCCTGGACCTCCTGACCATGATCTGCCAGGCCTTGGACGAGAAGATCGCCCGGGCCCCGCTGGTGAAGGTCTCGGCCCCCGTGCGCGGGCTTTCCCTGGGCGACCCGGCTCCAGGCCGGGCCCTGGTCTGGGGCGCGGACGGCCTGGCCCTGGAGCCCGGCCCCGATGCCGCGGACATCGCCCAAGCCCAGGGATATGCGGCCCAGGCCGCTCAAATCGTGGACGAGATACAGGCGGCCCAGGCCGGA